GGGGAATTGGGAAATCAACTCTTGTTGCTTGGATAAATCATTGGATGCAGAGTTGCCATATAGGATCGACCGCGATCACCACTGCGAACACTGAGGGACAGCTTAAAACTAAAACCTGGGGAGAAGTTGGAAAATGGCTTACCCTTGCCATCAACGGACATTGGTTTGATAAAGCCGCCTTATCGGTTCGTCCTGCGACATGGTTTGCCCAAGCCGTAAAAGACGATCTTGGAATTGATGATACTTACTACTATTCTCTCGCCCAAACTTGGAGTGAAGAAAACCCAGATTCTTTTGCAGGAGCGCACAACCCTTTAGGGATGCTCATCCACTTTGACGAATCTTCAGGTATCCCAGAGCCCATATGGACAGTGACCGAGGGTTTTTTCACAGAACCCGTACTGCACCGATACTGGATCACTTACTCAAATCCCCGGAGAAATACGGGCGCATTTTATTACTGTTTCCACAAACATAGAAAGTTTTGGCTGAATCGAAATTTAGATTCTCGGACTGTGGAAGGAACGGACATAAACGTTCTGAATAAAATTATAGAGAAGCACGGGGAGGACAGTGACGAAGCTCGTATCGAGGTTAAGGGGCAATTCCCCCGCACAGGAGACAATCAATTTATAAGTCGGGAAGTTGTTGAGGAGGCTCAAAAGCGGGAACTCGTGAAAGATGAGTGGGCGGGATTATCCATGGGCGTTGACCCTGCTAGATTTGGAGATGACTCCACAGTTATTTATTTTAGACAGGGGAGGAACGGGAGAGTTCTTCCGCCTATAGAATTGAAATCTCGGGACAACATGTTTGTGGCGAACAAATGTGCGGAGCTTATTGATAAATATAATCCCGATGCAGTTTGTATCGATGCTGGAAATGGAACGGGTATTATAGATAGACTCCGGGAGATGAGATATAAAGTTCATGAGGTTTGGTTCGGATCAAAGAGTGACAAACCTCAATGGGCCGATAAACGGACTGAAATTTGGGGGTTGATGGAGGAGTGGTTACACGGAGCCTGCATTCCCGAGAGGGAGGGTTTGGAATGGCAGCAGCGCCTTGAGGATGATTTAGTGAACCCTGAATATGACTTCATTAAGGGTTCGGATGTCAAGAAACTTGAATCAAAAAAAGATATGAAAAAGCGGGGGCTGCCTTCTCCGGATTGGGGAGACGCCTTGGCTTGTACTTTTGCTAGAAAAGTCGCGCATCGAGATCTCAGATCTAGTCGAAATTCTCGGCATTCGAGTCGAGACGTGGCGCGGGATGTGGATTATGATCTTTTTCCGGATTAAAAATTGTGCCGCATAACCCCTTGAAACATCAAGCTCCTAATTTTTTATTTGTGTTTTCTGGAGTTTTAATCCATCTTGAAGATCATGGGAGCTATTTTTAGTAAGCCAAGTCCTCCGCCTGCACCACCCCCGCCCCCGCCTCCAAGTCCTGTGGCGGAGGATCCAGCGGTTCGTGCCTCTACTAATGAGCAATTGCGGAGAGCGCAAGCGGCACAAAGAAATATTCGGGGAAGAGCGGCGACCCTTTTGACAGGAGGGCAAGGGGTAACGGGAGGTTCCAATCTCGCTCGGCGCGCTCTTTTAGGGAGTTAATCAGTGCCTAAAGATTTTCCAAATCCTACGACAGAACCTATTTCAAATAAAAGCAGTTCTGCGTCTCAGAAAGCTCTTAAAATTTGGCGGGATTTCGAGAAACGTAGACAGCTTCGGTCTAACTGGGAGGATCACTGGGATCAAATTGCGAAGCGAGTGATTCCTTCTCACAGGGATTTATTTTCACAGGCAAAATCCACAGTAAATCTTTTCAGCAAGGGCCGTCGTAAAACTGAGTTCGTTTTGGACAGCACTGCTGCTCTTGCTCTCGATAAATTTTCCTCTATTTTGGATTCTCTTCTCACTCCTCGGAATCAGCGTTGGCATAAACTTCAAGCATCTGACCCAGAGAAAAATAAACTTCGTGAAGTGAAACTTTGGATGGAGACTGCGAACCGGGGGCTTTTTAAATTTCGATATTCTCCCCAAGCTAATTTTGCTTCTCAGAATCAAATGGTTTATCAGAGTTTGGGAGCTTATGGGACTGGCGGACTTTTTACCGATCCCCACTCTAGTGGATTGGGACTGCGGTATAAAAATATCCATTTGGGGGAAATCTTTGGAAGAGAAAACCATCAAGGGATTGTGAACACTGTTTATCGATATTTTCCTTTGAGTGCCTGGCAAGCTGTTGAGCAGTTCGGCGAGGACAATCTGCCTAGCGATATTGTTCAAGCGGGCAAAGGTAAAGATCCGGATCAGGAATTCTTTTTTCTCCATGCGGTTCTGCCTAGACTTGATCCCGATTTAGAGAGAATGGATTTTCGGGGGATGCCGTGGGCTTCCTTTTATATATCTGAGAAAAATAAAACCCTTGTCGAAGAGGGGGGTTTTCGTTCATTTCCTTATGCGATCCCTCGGTACCGTCAAACTGCGAATGAATTTTTTGGGCGCTCTCCTGCTATGGAAGTTCTGCCCGCGATCAAAATGGTAAACGAGCAAAAACGGACCTTAATAAAACAGGGGCATCGGGCTGTTGATCCTGTTCTTCTGGCTCACGATGATGGGGTTGTGGATTCGTTTTCATTGATGCCTGGAAAAGTGAATTATGGGGGAGTCAACGCTCAAGGCCGGGCTCTGGTCCACGCGCTACCCGTGGGGCGGGTTGATGTTGGCAAAGATTTAATGAACGATGAACAGTCGCTGATTAACGATACATTTCTCGTGAATCTATTTCAGATTCTTACTGATACTCCCACTATGACTGCGACTGAAGTTTTGGAACGGACAAAGGAAAAAGGAATTCTTTTAGCGCCTACAGTGGGAAGACAGCAGAGCGAATATTTAGGACCTTTAATTGAACGGGAGTTGAGTATTTTAACTGTTCAGGGGATTGTTCCTCCTCCGCCGCAGGTTCTTTTTGAAGGCATGGATTCGGATGAGTTTGACATTGTTTACGATTCTCCACTCAGTCGCGCCCAACGTGCTGAAGAAGCTGCGGGCCTTTTTCGTGCAGTTCAGGCAGCCCTTGATGTGGTCAATATAACTGGCAACTTGGAACCTTTGGATCATTTTAATTGGGATGTGATCATGCCTGAAATTGCCGCTATTCACGGAGTTCCCGTGTCCTGGCTCAATGGGCCGCAGGATTTACTTGCACTTCGGGATCAAAGAGCGCAGAACCAACAAATTGATCAGGCAGCGAAATTGGCTCCCGGTGCGGCAGCTATGACGAATGCAATTTCAAATATTGCATCGTAAAGGTAGTTTAGGTGATTGAGAGAGATCCAGAGCAAATTCTAAAAGACGGACTCGCCCAGAGGCATCTGGCATACAGTTGTGTGTTTGATGCTAAAAATAAATTTGCACAAACTGTGATGGAAGATCTTAAAAGATTCTGTCGCGCTGAAATTTCTACTTACAGTCCGGACGCCCGAACGCATGCACTTCTTGAAGGACGAAGAGAAGTTTTTTTACGAATTCAAGATCATATAAATTTAGGATTTGACCAACTCTATGCCCAGTATAGAGCAATACGACCAAAGGGGGATGATGATGAGTGAAGGAGCAGCAGCCGGCGCAGGAGCGGGCGATGGAGCAGGAGCGGGAGCAGGCGCAGGCGCAGGAGCGGGAGCCGGCGGCGGGGACGCCCCTTGGCTTTCTAGCGTTGAAGGACTGAGCACCGACACCAAAGCTTGGGCTACTAATAAAAATTTTGAAAGTGTTGGGGTAGCTCTCGAAAGTCACCGTAACTTTGAAAAACTGCACGGAGTTCCACAAGAACGACTTCTCACAATTCCAGAACGTTCAGACGATAAAGATGGCTGGTCCGCGATCTTCAATAAACTTGGACGCCCTGAAACTGCGGAGGGGTATGGTATAAAACCCACGGAACAAAACGGTGCGAGCGAAGATTTTCTTAAGTGGGCTGGCGGAACTTTTCATGAACTGGGACTTACAAAATCTCAAGGCGAAAATCTAGTGAGTAAGTGGACCGAATACACCCAGACCTTCACCACAAACGAAACTCAAAAATCTGCCGGACTTGTGACTGAACAACAGGCGAAACTCAAAGCAGATTGGGGATCGGTTCACGACACGAATCTAAATCTTGCCCGTCAAGCAGCTTTAGGCTTGGGCGTAACCGCTGATCAAATTTCCCAACTTGAAGGTTCGATGGGTTTTGATGGAGTAATGAAACTGTTCCACAAGATCGGCTCTACAACTGGCGAGCATAAATATGTTGGTTCAGATGGAGGCGGGGGGCAATTTGGCGGTATGACTCCGGAGCAAGCGCGGTCTAAGATTATAGAATTGCAGAAAGATACTGAGTTTAGCGCCAAACTTATTAAAGGGGATACGGAAGCAAAAGAAAAATGGAACAATTTGCATAAGTGGGCGTATCCAGACGTCTAAAAATTTTTTCTTGACTTGGACGGGGACTTAACCCCATCCTGGTCTTGATCAAATCCTGACAACTCCTCGGAGCCAGGTTGACTAGAAGGAAAAGACTCTCCCACATCTCTGGGAATTGAGACAGAAGCGGCCCCGAATACGGACGAAGCCCTTTGGAAACTGAAAAGTTTTTTGGAGGATTAAAATGTCCGTGAATCTGCCAACCCATTATGTCCAACAGTTTGCAAACAA